ATCATCATACATCTTCATTAAAGGTTCTTGATGTAGTTGTTCTTTAACCTGGCAAAGTTCTAATTTATTGTTATTCCACCAGTATTCTTTACCATATCCAAATAGACCTGCTTTAATATTTACTTGATCTCCTTGTATAAATGTAAGAGGAACAAATCCAGTTTCTCCTTCTTCAACTCCTGCAGGATTTAAATTAGGGTCTCCAACTTTAGATAAACTTATTAGTCCACCTGCATGAGCAACTTTATATACATGTTTTGAAACTATAGGTTCATCGTTAGGGAAAATAATTGTTGTACCAACACTTAGTGGGGCATCATCTATTAATGAGCCTGTTACTAATCCGTCTACTTCTACTTTAGAAAGAGTTCTACTTACAACGGATATTTCTCCTACAAAATTATAACCAAAGTTATATAATTCTATATCTTTATCAAATTCTAAAATAGGTCTTGTTGCTTGATATTTTTTATCAGGTACTGTGGCACCTGCATCTAAAAAGTTTTGTCTGTGGTGCCAAAAATTAATTCTGCTCCAAATATTTCTGTTGGCGGCTCCTCTTTGTAATACATTATAGTCTGGACTTTCTTGTGCTGTCTTACCTCCCCATATTGCATCACCATCGCCATCACCATCGGCATCTCTATCCCAACCGAAATCTTCGTTTGTGTCAGGCGACCCACCTAAATAAAATTTTCCAGTAACTGGATCTACACCACTTAGTGCCATAGAGGATAGTCCAGAAATAAATGTTCCATCTACATTTGATGTTAGTTGGAACATACTTGTTCTAATTTGGAATTCTGCACCTCTACCCACAAATGATATCGCTGAATTTGAGGTTTGGTCTAATATTACAGGATTATCTAATACTACGACATCTCCAGACCTAGCAATATCAAATTTAAGATCGTTTCCGCCACCGCTTCCTAAATTAGCATCTGTAATTGTAATTACATCGTTTACTGCATGACCACTACCACCGTTTAAAAGTTCTATATTAGTATCACCGAATGTAATTACATCACTTACATTGAATATTAGTGTTCCTGAATTATTACTTCCTAACAGTCCGTCATTAATGGTAATTGTTTCGTTGTCAACAAAATCAATACCACCGTCAATAATTGTTACAACTGCATTGCCATTACCGTCTGCAACTACTTTAAAAATAGCATCAATACCATTTGCACTTGTTGATATATTACCTATATGGCCTAAGTTAGTCATGTCAACAATATGTGTACCTGTTACATTACTATTGCTAAGTGTTACACCTGCTACTGCTGTTATGCCTTGTGGTTTTTGTATTTCATATGCTTTAAATGTAATGTTTGGTCCACCAACAGAATCTATACTACTACCTGCTAAAGTAATTGTGTCGTTTCTTCTGTAGCCTGTTCCGCCATTTACAACTGATACTGCTACATGAGGACTATTACCACTAAAGTTATCATAAACAACTTTGAAAGTTGCTCCGGTACCGTTTCCTGATGTTGTACTGGCAACGTTATCTTTAACAATAGATGTTCTTGCTGTTTTAATTGCTGTATTTGATGACCATGTTGAATAACTGTCATCTACACTATGTATACTTAAAAGTTTTGTCTCACCTATTACTGTGACTCTAAATGATTGTCCTGATCCTGTGCCACTTGTTGTGCCTGATGCTGTATAAACACCACCTGCTCTACTAGTATCATAACGAGCAACAACATTGTCTATAGATTGTATTGCAGAGGTAGTAGTTGATTCTACTAAACTACTTTGTCCGTCTACTGTTGCTAGTTGTCCTTCTTTTACATTAGTAGTGCTGTTAATTGCTAAAACTTTGTATGGTGTAGGAATGGTTTTAAGATCGTTATCAAAGAAGTCTACATAAGTGACTGCTGTATTAATATTTGTAGAAATAGTATCACTATTTAAAACTAAATTTATTTGGCCACTATAATTTGCACCTGAATTTGTAACTGTAACATCTGATATAGACCCAATGACATTAGCATTCGCTGTTGCTGTTGCAAGTGTGGTATTTGATCCTGTAAAACTAACTGTTGGATTCACATAACCAATACCAGGGTTAGATATAACAACTGATGATATATCTCCAGCGGTGTATCTTACAGCATTGTCTGTTTCTGTAAAATTAGTATTATCCCAACTATTTAAAATAGCAATAGCATATGGTGAACCAATATTTTGTACTTTAGGAACTAATGTAATACTTTCGCCTACACCTTCTACATAAAAATCTTTATTAGTTTTATTTTCTGGTATAACATATTGACCACCAAAGGTTACTACCATACCATTTTTAAATGTAATGCCGTTAGGTGAGGTAAAATTCTTTTTGCCTAATACTTCTGTATCTATGTCAATTGGATTTGTTAATGTACCATTTATTGTAATAGATGGTAAATCATTATTACTCCAATAGTATTCCTGATAGTTTACAAATTTATCTATGTCAATTGGAGGTAGGAAACTTTGATATTCTGTAGCAAATAATCTATTATGGTTTTTTGTGTTTACGCCTGAAATACTTAATGTGTCAACTAATTCATCATAAAAAATAAAGTTTTCACTTGTACCAGTTGTTGTATTTAAATTATTAACTGCTGGAGATAAACTATAATGATGCCTTGTTGCTGTTGCTTCTCTAATATAAGAACCATCTGAATTATGGTTTGCAGAATCCTGCTTTCCTAAAAATCCAGTAATAACTTCTATATTTGATGCACTGAATAATTGTTCAACAGTTGTTTCAAAAAAGTTTTTATTAGCCTCAGTCTGTAGAACTTCAGGTAATTGTTTATAAATTTTAGCCATTAATAACCACTTCCGCTTGAACCAGAGCCGGACCCGCCACTGCTACTGGTTGTATTAGTTGTTGTACTTACATTTCCTGTATATGTGCCATGGAACATTGTTGAGCCCATAACTAAACCGTTAGGCATGTAAAAAGTTGTTCCGTAAAATACATGAGTATGACTTGTACCGTTTCCTGCATTATTTGAATTTGTTTCGTTTGAATACAAAGGATAATATCCGTTAATTGCATATGGACCTGTACTTGCTGATGCATTGTTTGTTGTATATACTGATCCTGATGTAGAACCTGACAATGTTGTTCTAGATATTTTATCTATAACTTCTATATCGGCAACTGTTGCAGTATTTAAGAACAATTCATCTGCCTCTGCCTTAACAGAGAACAAGTCTCCAAATTTACCTGTAGAATTTCTTGGTAATATAACTAAACTACCTAGCAATCCTGCTAGTTGAGAGTGTACATAACTAGATAATTCTGTAAAATAAAATGTTTCGCCGAAGTCCCAGTTTGTTGCATCAAAGTATTGATTGAATGCTGTAATTACTTTGGACTTTAGTTCGTTATCACTTATACCTTCGTTCAATTTTACAATTCTAAATTTTGCTTGTAGTTCAGGACTTGCATCACTACCAAATATCTTTTTAAATTTACCACTTCTATATATTATAGTATCACTAGCACTCTTGAATTCTTCTAATTCAGCAAACTCAGTTGCTAATTCGTTTGAAGTCGGTGGTAGAGGATAAATTGTTCCTGGAACATTAATATATTTTTTAATATCTTCATAATAGTTTTTTGTTAGTACTAGCATTTCTACTACATTACTAATACTAGGGTCTATTCTTACATCTTTATTTGCAACATGTTCCCATTTAAATATCATAGGTGTTATTTCAGGAAGTAAACTGTTTTGTGTCATGCCTCTTCCATTGTACACCGCACAATCTGTAGTTTCTACTGCGTTTACATGTTCTGAATTGGTACTACTTGGTGTCATTAGGTATATTTTATCTGTATCAGCAACATATACTTTTATGCCTGATGCATAACCATCAGTATTATTTAATTTGGATGTTACTATATCGTATGCGTCAACAACTAACCAACTAAGATCACTAAATGCTATATTGTTTGTATAAGTTTTAGGACTTATTGTAGCAGTTGTGCCTGAACCTATAATGTCTACATCTATTTCTTCTCTAAGATCTAAAATTCCACCAGATGCTGGACGTTCGTATGTGTACCCATCATAGTCTAAATAGTTTTCTAGAAATACTAAATCTTCTTCTCCAACGAAATCTTTAAATTGCAATGGTTTATCCGGTACTAGGTCGTTATCTGTATCAAAAGGTGCAACAATAACTTTTGAAGGATCAGTATAACCATCTGCTTCTTTGAATGTGTCAACAATATGCCAATCTATGTTTTCTGTAAGACGTTGTTTGTAATTTTCGTATCTAACTCTAATCTTATCTGTACTTGTAACAGCAGTAATATCAGTTGCATAAAGATAATTGTTATCTTCTAAGTTTATATATTGTAAAGTACCTGTTTTTGCTGATAAGTTTGCTTCAACTAGTTGAACATTGCCTTTATAATTGGTGCCACTGCCTCCGTGTGCTATAGGTACTGTTGTACCTGCCGTACCGTAAGAATACACATCGCTATTTGCGTTACTAAATCCATCTACCATAGTATTACCATGGTAAATTTCTAACTGTGATGTCGTAGGATTATATGCTTTATATGTAATATTACCACTACTGTCAAAAATGTTATAACCAAATGTGGCATTTGTAAAACTTACATTAATTTTACCTGGTATGCGACTTACTCTTCCCATGTTGTTCGCTACAACCATTCTTCCAGGCGTTTCTTCTGGAGACTTCCCGTCATCAAAATATGTATTAAGTGTTACTGTTGCATCATTTACAAATAAATCTTTAGAAATTACGTTTGCTTTTGGAAACCCTTCGCCCCTTAATATACCAAAATTACTAATCCAATCAATTTCGATATCATACCAGTTTGTATCTCTAGATCTTAATGGTAATTCTAATTGATATTGATTAGGGTCTGTAACAGTTCCTGTTTCTTCACTAAACCATTTATTACCTGTATTTCCTGTACCGTCTAAGTACCATCTAAATGTTTCTGAACTACCAGGTTGGTTATTAAATGTTGTAATCGATATCTTATCTGTATTTGCCTTGTTATCACTATCTAAAACTTTAATATTTTTAACATTGTAAAATTTAATATCTTCTTTACTATTAAAAACGTATTGCTCTCCACGAATAGTTACATTGTATCTGTAAGAATTTAAGTCTACGGCTTCGTATTCAAATAATATTAACCAACTAGCATCAACTGGAGTATTGTTTTTACTTCCTGCGTTACTTACATCAAATTTACTAGTTTTATCAAGGTTTGCGTTCTCTATTACATACCATTGGTCTGCTAAGAGGCCGTCTGTTATGTTTGTTGGTGCAAATCCTATACCAAATGTCTTTTTATTTTCCATTTGTGCTTGAACGTCTGGTAATTCTGAACCCTGTAGTTTTTTCCTTAGTGTTACAATAACTTCTGTTACTCTCCACCCTGCAGGAATAGAGGAACTAAGTGTCCATGGTCCTGTTGATGTACTAAGTCCGGAGGATAGTAATCCTGCATTTGTTTCTTTAGTAATTCTTACCCATTTATACTCAGTCATATCACTTGGGTTTACTAATTTAAGGAAATTGTTTTCTTGGAACTGTTTAAATGATACAAATGTATTTGTTAATACCTTTTCTGTACCGGCCGCTCCTGCACTTGATGTTTCTGTAAAGTAACCTGTTGTTCCTGTTAGTTTTACAGGTAGAGGATTCCATTTAACACCTAAACTTTCTATATCAAAACTGTTAGTTTTGTATTTTTTCCATTTATCTCTGAAAGAGTCGTAAACATAGTTATTAAGATTTTGATTTTTAAAATACAGGGGTAAAATATTCTCTACAACATTATTTGCTGTATTATTTCCACTTATAACTGTACTTACATTGGTAGTTTTATCCATTTTGTAAAGGAAACCGTCATCTGCAAACAAATCTATGTTCTGTAATGTACCTGTAGGATCATTAATATCTATATACCTACTATGACCAGCATGTGTTCTATTTACTGCTGATAATTTTTGTATGTTACTGCTTTTTGCAAAAGGAAAAACATTATAATCCTGAGAACTTATCATTCTGTTTTGAGTGAAATAAGTTTGTGGTGCTCTTTGCTTAATACTTTCTAATGATTCTGTCGGTAAACTATTGTTTACAGCATTTTGTAATGCCAATGTTATAGTCATTGTATAAGGGGAGCCGTTTCTGTTTTCATACGGAACATTTATAGTAATATTTCTTGCATCGTCAGGTTGTAGTGAATAACTTACACCGTCACTGGTTCTATACCATGTTCTGTAAATTCCGTTAGGCATATTACCAAAGTTTCCATCAGGGAACTTTAATCTTACACCATCGTTGTCTAAATTTTCTGTTGCATAAAGATTTCTTGTTCCAAATGCTTGGCTATTATAGTTTAATGTTTGTCCTACTGTATTAGGTATTTTAATCCACTTACTAATTACAGCACCTGATGTATTAATTTCCTGTACCCAAACATCTGTTTCATTTATGTTTGAGGAAGTAAGATCTGCTACTCTATTTGGAATAGGTGTATTAAAATTAAAATCTGAAAATGCTAATGTTCCTTGTTTGAACATCATAAAGAAACCACTGTTACTACTATCAAGTCCTTTACCGTCATTTCTATAAAACAATCCTAAATTGTTTAAAGGGTCTGGATGTCTTTCGTAAAAATATTTTCCATTTAAAAAATCACCATCTACAATTTCAAAATTTCTACTTATGCCATTTACATTTAATGTATAGGGGAAGGTTTGTGAAGCACTAATTTGTTTTGTAATTCTATATAGTTCTGTAGTTATACCTCCAACTACTCCCTTCTTAATTGGCGAAGTGAATCTATTTGTATTACTAAATGCACTATTTAATATTGTAATAAACTGTTCATAAGACTCTGGATTGTTTACGTCATTCCAGAATACTTGTTTGTTAGATAAGTTAGCACCTAAACTATCTATTAAAGGTTCAGTTGTTTTTATAGACTTAATTTTGACTAATCCACTTGCCGCCGTATTTCTTCTTGGGTTATATCCCAACATCCTCGCAAGTTTAAAGACACTTTCTCTTCTTTCAGCAGTTTCTAAAAAGTTTTCTCTACTGTTAAGGTCCATTCTAAATGCTAATGCTTGAGAAAGGAATGCAAGTAATTCTATAATTGCAATAAACTCAGAACTTTCAATGTAATCGTTAAAGTTTTCTGGAAAATTAGTTCTTATGTAATTTACCATTGCAAGTCGCAATGTATCGAAATCGTATGATGTAAAGTCTACATTATTAAATGCCTTATAGGCAATTTTCCAATCTTCTGCGGCAAATAAGTTAGTTTGTCTTTGTGATAATGCCATTATTCAAAACCCTCTGATTCATTTATAAATTCTAAATATAACACGTCTTCTTCTGAACCCGGATTAAATTTTAAGGCAACGTCCGCTCTTATTGTATGGTCCATCATATATAATGTGATATCTTTAAGTGTTACTCTAGGATCAGTATCAATAATTCTTCTTATATCGTCTTTAATTTCTTCTTCTGTTACCGTATCTTCTGGTTCCATTAGTAAATCCCATATAATAGAGCCAAAGTTTGGTTTCATTAGTCGCTCACCTTTTTTAGTATAAAAATGGTTGAGTAGATCTCTTTTAACTAGATCTAAATCGGTTAAAGTATATGGTGCTCTAACCTTATCTATCGTACTAAATCCTTTAAATATTGCCATACATGTATTTATCAAAAACATTATAACTAGTTTTAATTAATAGTTGACAATGGCAATTTTAGACTGTATAATAACAAGATGAAGAATATTATGTACATACATGGAGCAAATGCAGAGCCAGATAACTTTAATTACTATACTTTAAAGTTACCAGAACACAATTTTATAAGTCCTTCCTATAATATGGAAGATGATCCATATGACTTAGTAGAATTGTTTAGAATGCGTAAACAAAGAGAATTCGGTAAAGAAAAAGTAATTTTAGTGGGCCATAGTTTCGGAGGATTACTAGCAAGTTGGTATGCAAGTGTTTATCCTAAAAATGTAGAACATTTAGTTACAATAGCGGCTCCTTGGGAAGGTACTCCAGTTGCTAGAATACTTGCAATGATATTTAGAAATAAAAAAGTATTTGAAAATACTAGGCCTGGGGCAGAAGTTTTAGGACTATTACAAGAAAAGTCTTACAATGGCTTACATACAAATATAGTATGTACCAGTGGTTCTAATCCATTAGCAGGATTAGGCGGAAAGGCAAACGACGGAATGATATCAGTGGATAGTCAACTTAATACTCCACCTAAATTTAAAAACACTGAAAACATCACTATAGAAGCAGGACATAGCGGAGTTTTGTTAAATAATAGTGTTACAGATTTTTTGCAAACCTTAATCGAGAAATAACATGTCTGATACAAAAACACTTAATGATACTTTAGAAGAAGAACTAAGAATTATGTTGGTTGAGAAAAACAACGAAAATCATAGTTTGAGAGCTCATATTGAATTGCTAGAAAAAGCAGTTGCTGACGAGCAAGAGCAAAAGTATAGATTATTAGTTGAGAATGCAGACCTTAAAAAAGAACTAAAAAATAGTTAACCTTTAGGGTCGTATATAGCCTTAGGGTCGTCTTTCTTTACTGGCTTTCCTTCTAAATATTGTTCTCCAGTACTTGGATCAATACCTTTATTTGTTAATTCTTCTATTGCGGCCTTCTTGGCTTCCTTTAATTCTGTTGTAAGTTGTGGCCATGTCAATAAAGCACCCTCTCCAGGTTTGTAATCAAAGTTTACCCAGTCTGGTGTAGTGAATAATTCTGCTTCAAAAAGTCTTCTATCTACATAATCCTGTTTAACTACAGCACTTGCATTAGGGGATAAAGCACCAGATCTCCATTTCATTATCATGTCTGGTACTCTGTGATAGTTCTCTTGGTTTAATTGTCTTAATACAGAACTTCCTGCAAAGTTTACAGGTCCAATATGATTTACAAAACTTACAAGAGCAACAAATTGAAAGTCGCTAATAGGAACTTTTACAAGAGCATGAATACTGTTTTCTGATTCTTTCGATAAAGACATTGCTGTAAGATTTATTCCTATAGGACCTATGCCATTGTTAAAATCTATAACCTTATTTCCCTGATCGTCTACAAGTATAATAGACGGTCCATCTATAATTGGTGTAATTCCTTTTTCTTTTAGTCCAGCAACAACTTTTACAAATAAGTCTCTGTTTGTAATACCGTCTCCGCTACCACTTTCTCCTACTGCCGCACCGGGTGTACTTTTAATTAAATCATTTAAAGAACCCAAAGTAAATTCGTTTTGTAAAGAATTTGCAAGATTAGAAAAGTCTGCCATTGAACCACCTACTAATCCTACAGATGCATAGACGTCGTTAATTGTAGCATTGGCTAAAGCATTCATTTGTGCCGGTAAAGCCTTTACATCATCTACAAAAGTTTCTAAATTATTAATATCTAATTGCACTTGTTTGATCATTGCCTGTGCTTCTTTTAATATTTTAGAAGGCCCAATAACTTTATCACCAAATGCATTGGTCATCATTACTCTTATTGGAGGCAATACTTTAAGTAATAATGTTTGTACATCCATATAACTTTGTATTTCTTCTATCTTCTTAAATACTGGATTACTAAAATTACTAATTTTGTCTTTTATAGGCCCAAGTAAACTATTTCCTATTTCTCCTAATTTACCTAGTAATTTTTTTCTTTCTGCGGCTATCCTTGCACCTGAAACGGCATCAACTGCCTCGGAAAATGCTTTGGAAGTTTCTTCTACTTTTTTCGTTTTTGCATCAAGACCGTCACTAAAACTTTGTACAGGTGTTGGATTATGTCCTTTCTTTTCTGTCATCTTAACCTCCCAAATATCCGTCTGGTGAATCAGCATCGTTAGGACCTAATTCATCATCATAATCTTCTTCTGTCATAGAAGATTGTTGGTGTGCCATTGCATCTGATTTAAAATGATTTAAATAAGGTTCTGCAGTAGGCATGGTTGTTACTATAGATTTAACAGTAGGACCTTTTTTCCTACCTGACGCATTTTCTGTTGTAGTGTCTGGCATTAAATCATCGGAATCTCCAAAATCAGGAGTTTTACTAGACCAGTCGTCATGTTTGTTTGTTGATATTGCACTACCTGATAAGGCTGGTAATGCCGGCATACCTGGTATGCCTCCAGGAGAATTTAGTAAGACTGGAAGTCCTGCTAAACTAATAGGTGCTGAACTAGTTAAATTTATTCCTAATGAAGAATTTAAATGGATACCACCTAATGCAGACATCATTTTAATTCCACCTGCACCTGCAAATATATCTACGCCAGTTGTTCCACCTGTAATCGCTGATCTACCTGCGGCACTTATATCTATATCTCCTCCTACTGATGTAAGTTGGGCACTCTGTCCAGAGTATATAGATGTTTGTGCAACACTTTCAAATCTTAAGTTACCACCATACCCTAATGATGGAAGTCCGGGAATAGGCTGTAAGCCAACATACTGGTCACCATCACCAGTTGCTGTGTCTCCTGCGGCTTTAATATTGACATCACCACCGGCTTCTATATTTACATTTCTGTCTGCTCTTAAATTAAAATTTCCTTTAGAGCGAATATCTACTGACCCTTCTCCAAATATTGTTATCCCGCCTGCTTGATCTAATTCCATCCAGGCTTTACCGCTCTTGTTAATGAAGTAAATTATTCCTTCATTATCATCTAGTAGAATTTGATTACCACCACCTGTTCTCAATCTTATATTTTTACTGGCACCGTTTTGATCACCGTCGTCCATTACAAATTGATGTCCTGCACCTCTGTTGCCAGGCAATGCCGGACCGTCTCCTGTGGGTGGTTTTATATTACCCGGTGTTAATATTCCAAACACACTACTAGGAGATTCTCTTCTAGATGTACTTGATGATGCTCCTCTAATGTTGTCGCCCAGTAATCCTTGCTCGTAAATAGGTCTTGCATAATCTAAGTGTGCCGGCCTTAATACATCTGTTCCTTTACCAGGATTTTCATTATCAAATTTGTTCTTTTCACTTACTGGTAATTTATACCCTAGTTTAGAGTAGTTAAAGGGAGATCCTGCCACACCCGGCACCATAAATGCACGATCTTCAGGGAATAAACAACTTACTATAACTCCGTATTTTAAATTTCCTTGCCCAAATGCTACTACAACCTGTGTTCCTGCATCAGGCGGAACCATCCACATACCATATGATTTTCCAGACCCCCTGTGGTCATCTTTCATATTTACATTTTCATTTGCATAGTTTGTACCACCTGCAAATGGAGAGGTCCAGATACAATTAAATACTGCCGTTTCTCTATCGTTTGAGCCTTTAGGATTTTTTCTTCTTTTATGTAGTGCTGGAATATATACTTTAAGCCTACCGTTCATATCTGGGTCTTGTGCAGATACGACTTCACCGAAATAAATTCCGTCTGTTGGAGTTTGATTTCTTGTATATGTTTGTGCCATTTTACTTTACTCTGTTGGTGTTCCTGAGCGTTGTTCTTCTAGTGCCTTATATCTTTCTGCTTTACTTTCGTTCCAGGCCTTTTGTGCTTTATAATTTTCTATATCTTCAAGATTCTGTGTTCCGGTTCTTTTAATTGTTTCTATTTTAGAAAATTCATATAATTTGTTCTGTGCCATATTTAACTCTTGTGTAAACAATCCTCCGCTGAAATTGGATGTACATCTATATACCAGATAAACTCCACTTAGTGTATAATTTATACTGCCATAATCAAATAAACCGGTATTGTTATCTTCGTCATCTAAATCAAAATCTAGTTTTCTAGGTGCTTCCATTACAAAGAAAATATCTTGTGTCTTTTTTGTAAAATCAGGCTGACCGTCGCTTTCTTTACGGACGTCATAGAACACATCGTTGCCTAACCAATAAGGGTCTCCCCTAACAGATAGATCCATCATTTGTGTAGAAGCCGCATTTGTATATTGTCTCATTAAATGACTCATTGTTGTTGACCTAATGGAGTTTCTTTCTTCCGGTGCTGATTCAACAATATTAGTTACTTCTACTGTCTCTAATTTAGGCTTAACTACATTTTGAAATTCTTCTCCAAGTTGCTCATTGTCAAGTGACTTGTAAAATTCCGCCGACATGTCATTTCCTTCCAGTCCCATAACTAATGCTGAAGAATATATGTAAGGAGACACTACAGTTAAATCATTACTTAAATCTTCCAGTAACTCTGTAGTTTCTGTTGGTACCGGATCTTCACTATTTTCTGTGGTTCTAGTGTAACCAGACAATATTGCATCTCCTACGTCATCCATAGCCAAACCACTAGCAAATTCTTTTAGGTATTCTTGGTCTTCTATATTTGTTGTTCCCCTTACACTTCCAAATTCATTTACATAATTTTTTTCTTGCACTAATCTAGAAATGTCTTCTGAAGAGTATCCGGCAAATTCTGCAAATTTTTCAAATTCTACATCACTAAGTCCTTTTAAAGTTTCAAAAATTCCACCTGCTTTTTTATCTTTACCTAAGATATCGTTTACGCCTTCACTGTCATTAGTATTTTGTGCATTTTCTTCTTCTTTTAATGCAGATGCTGTGGCTACACCAGACTGTTGAGCATAGTCTCCAAATCCAAATGCTGGTATATTTAATGCATAAGCCTCATCAAATGTTAAGGACAAATCCAATATTTGCGTGTTAAGTCCTGTGTAACTATAGTAGTATTCTTTTTGTATGGACATTGAGTCTAGTAGAGTAGAAATTTCTTTTAATGTTGGATTTTTAATTTTTTCATATTCTTCTTCAAATACAATCATGTTTGGATTACTATTATAAGACAACACTGGTCTTACATGAAAGTATTCATCGTAAGTACCCTTTTTTTCGTCCCAACTTTGTTCTGAGTAATCTATATAGTGATCTGTATCTAATGTAAGCCATCTTGAGTATGCACTATCAATAGTTTTAGAATCTTTCTCATTAATACCTCCAGGTTTAACTCTAATTGCTTTATTAACAAAATCTTCACTGAGTGCTAAAACTAAATATATACAATCTTTGATATGAGTACCAGCGGTAATTTGAATTGAAATTAAAGGATCTGAATA